ATTAGTCGCAAATTTATTCTATATTTGTGACAGAGTTGATGCTGTTTGTAGGAGAACGGTATCAACGGAAGACGAGCCGCTACCTTTGGCTTGCCCCGACAGCCTCCTACCTGTCGGGGCTTTTTTTTACCTAAAACAATCAAAATGAGAAACGGATTTGTATTCTACGAAAGCTTTCACACGGCCATAAGCTACCTGCCGCCTGACGACCAACTGCGGATGTTTCACGCCATTGTAGCATACGGCATCCACCAACAAGCACCCAACCTTCCAACGCACCTGCTACCCATCTGGGCGCTAATCGTTCCGCAGATTGACGCCAATCAAGAACGCTATTTGAACGGAAAGAAGGGAGGAAGAAAACCATTGGTTTCTAAACCCGAAACCAGTGGTTACGAACCAAATAACCAGTGGTTAGAAACTGAAAAACCTAAAGAGAAAGAAAAAGAGAAAGAGAAAGAAAAAGAGAAAGTTAAAGAAAAAGGGATGGTTATTGAATTTCCTGATTTCAAAACTGAATTGCTTGCCGATGATATGTTCTGCGAAACGTTTATGATGAGCAAGAACTGCGACCGCAAGGAACTTGAAAAGCAGGTGAACGACTTTGAAACGGACTTGACATTGAAGGACGTGAAACACAGCACATTCAGCAAGTACAAACGGCACTTCGCCAACTGGGTAGCCTACAAGAACATCACCCAAAAGCCGCACTGGTCGCACACCATCAGCAGTGAAGATAGAATGTATTTTGACGAACACGGAACCCTGCCCGATGGAACAATGCCCTACTGAAACGATGCTGATTGCGATGATGTTCGCACAGCCTCACAATATGCCCGAAGCGGCGGCGTGGCTGGAAAACAAACCCGACTTCTTCCAAATCCCGAACAACCAGCACCTGTATGAAGTGCTGATGCACCTACGCAAGGAAGGCAAGGTCATCGACTACATCAGCGTTAGCCTGCTACTATCCAAGCACATTGCCAACCCGATGGAGTACCTGATAAGCCTTGACAGCGCGGTACTCGGAATGACCGACATCTACACGCCGATGCTGATGGCAACGGAAAGTTACCTACTGCGCAAACTTCACGCCGTGACCAACAAAGCCACCAGTGCGATGATGAACAAAACGGCGCATCCACTGGAAGTGCTGGACAGCCTTACCATTGACGTGGAAGGCATCAACCGTTCAATGCTTGCCAAATCCAACAAGAAGATTGACAAGCTAATGGGTGAACTGCTGAAAGACCTGATTGAACGCAAGGAAGGGCGAAAAAACCTTGGCATCAGCAGTGGCTGGGGTAAACTGGATGCAGTGCTGGGAATGCTAATGCCATCAACGCTGAACATCCTTGCCGCGCGACCCGCTATGGGCAAGACCGCGTTCACGGTAAATTGGGCAGTTCAGATTGCCAAGCAGGGAAAGAAGGTGGCATTTTTTAGCTTGGAGATGAGCGCAGACGAACTGGCCGCGCGCATCCTTGCCGCAGAAACAGGCGTATCAAATGGGAACATAATGAAGAACCCGCGTGAATTGCTTGATAGCGAAGTCAAGGCGTTATTTGCCGCCAGTGACCACATTAAAGACCTGCCACTGCACATCATTGACGCAGGGATGGTGAACATCAACGTAGTGAACGCCGAGGTAGACCGCATCAAGCCTGACGTGGTGTTCATCGACTACCTGCAAATAATGACACCGCAAAACAGCGTCCAAGCAGGTGACACCAACAAGTTTTTTGAAGACCTGACCCGCGACCTGAAAATCACATCCAAGCGACTGAACATCCCAATCGTACTGCTATCACAACTGAACCGCAGTTTGGAAACGCGAACTAACAAGCGGCCAATCCTATCGGACATCCGAAGCAGTGGCGGCATCGAGCAGAACGCGGACACGGTTACATTTGTACACCGCGAGGCTTACTTCAATCCGCAGGCAGACCGCAAGGCGGCAGAGTTGATTGTAGCCAAGAACCGCAATGGTATGTGCGGAACTGCTGAAATGTATTTTTACGACCACCTAACGAAATTCACTGACCTTCCTATCTTCCCACCTAAATTCAAAGACGATGACCAAACGCCATTCTGAAAGCGACCTGCAACGCGCTTGCTATCGCTTATTCTGCTTATGCAAGCCGCTTGAATATGGCTTGCTGTTTATGAACCACAATAACCCGCGCAACGCGATAAACGGCTCACTGCTCAAAACGATGGGACTGGTGGCTGGCGTTGCTGATATGACTTACCTACATCCTGATGGCGTGAAGTTCATCGAGTTCAAAGTGGATGGCGGCAAACAATCGGAAGCGCAGAAGAACTGGCAATCGCTGGTTGAAAGCAAAGGCTACACCTACCACATCATCCGAACAACCAAAGAATTTTGCGACCTAATGAACATTCAACTAAACGGCGTATGAACACCGAACATATCATCACCGAGCTGACGAGTAAAATCGAAAAAAAACTGGACATCAGCTACGAACAAATTAAAGGCAAGGAGCAAACACGCAAAATTGTAATCGCACGCCACGCCTTCGCTTGGTATTTGTATCGCCGCCATCGCTATGCCTTTACCCTATCAGCCATCGGCAAGCTAATCAACCGCCACCACACGTCAGTAATGCACGCAATTCAGGAAGTGGACTGGGCAATCGAAAACAACAACCCGCGCTTTAAGTTCATACTCACAATCGAGGAGCCTGTGTATATTTGCCCTCAATGTGGGTGCAAACGCAATCATACACCAGCTGTACAATGACGGAGTTTTCCGACAAGTGGCAAGGCAAATCGCGACAAGCGACTATGCCGCTGACCTCGAACACGAACTGGTTATCTACTGCTACGACAGGCCCGAACGCGTTGAACAGCTACACGCATCAGGCGCACTCACCTTCTACATCGTGCGCGCCGCTATCAACCTATTCCGCGGCAAGACATCGCCATTCCAGCGCAAGTATCGGCACAACGAAGAGCGCGTGGCTTTGGGTGAAGTTGAGCAGGTGGATGAAAAGTATAGCACAGTACCTGACCACCTGTATCGCAAAGCGGAAGCAGAGATGGACAAGTGGGCGGCGGCTGGCAAGTATCCATACGACAAAAACCTATTCTTGCTATGGCTGGAATTGGGCAACAAGAAACTCATCAATCGCAACACAGGCATTCCATACAGGTCAATCTGCTACACGATTGACCTATGCAGGCAACGACTAAAACAAGCACTTCAAGATGATTACAACGATTTTATTGGCGGCTTTGACAGCATTGGCGATGGAGAGGTATAACGTTCTCCCGACTTGGTATTACAAGATAAGCCGCTTCAAGCCTTTATCCTGCCAGTCCTGCCTTGCATTTTGGACAGGATTTGGTTTGTCACTTTTTGACCAACCGCTATACTTCGCGCCATTCGTTGGCTTGGCATCTGCGGCGTTGGCCATCATCATCATAAAGCTAACCGAATGAACGCAACCCTGATTTACGAAGTGCTGGCCATCAAGCCTAAACTTGAACTGTATCATTCGACCAAGTCGCTACGCCTTACACCTGCGGAGGTGAACACACTGCAAGCGGCGGCGATTAGCCTTGGCATTCCGCGCACGGACTGGTGGTGCGCAACCTGTGCCGTTGGCCGATTGTCTGAACTGGTGGCTCACGCGGAGCATTGTGTAAAAGAGGGGCAAGTGGTATTTAATGTAAACGGAAGCGATGCCACTACCGAAGCCAACTGACAACGAAAGCAAGAGCGACTTCATCCAGCGTTGTATGGGTGACGATAAGGCGCGCGCGGAATTTCCCGACAACACAACCCGCTACGCTGTCTGCAATAGCCAGTATGAGCAAAAGTTCGCCGACACTTACGCGGATTATGGCGATGGCGTACGAAATAACGCACGGCGCGGCATTGAACTAAACGAGCGCAATGGCAACAAATGCGCAACCCAAACTGGCAAGGTCAGGGCGCGGCAATTAGCATCAGGTGAAGGGATAAGCCTTGAAACAATCAAGCGGATGCACAGCTACCTGTCGCGTGCTGAAACCTACTACGACAATGCAGAATCAAACAGCGACTGCGGATATATCAGCTACCTGTTGTGGGGTGGCAAGGCCGCACTTGGATGGTCACGAAATAAACTGAAAGAACTTGGCGAACTTGACGAAAAATAGCAAACAGGAAGAACACGACTTGCGGATGAGCAAGCTCGTGAACATTGGCGCATTGATGACCGATATGGCCAACATATTGGATTCATTGAACGACTGCGATGCACCCAACGCACTACACGCGAAGGTGGCGATATGCGAGAAGATAATCGACATAATGAACAGCGTTGAGGTATGAAGAAAGTAGCCATTGGCGAGTTAAAGCCGAACCCGAACAACCCGCGCATCATCAAGGACGACAAGTTTAAGAAACTGGTGCAGTCCATCAAAGACCTGCCCGAGATGGCGGAGGTTCGACCTGTCGTGGTCAACACGGATATGGTCGTGCTGGGAGGCAATATGCGGCTAAAGGCAATGAAGGAAGCAGGATGGAAAGAAGTGCCGATTGAAGTGGTGGACTGGGATGAGGACAAGCAACGGCAGTTCATCATCAAGGACAACGTCAGCGGTGGCGAATGGGATTGGGAGATGCTGGCAAATCAGTGGGATGCGGAGGAACTAAACGAGTGGGGTCTTGACCTTCCCGAGTTTGAGCAGGCGCAGGAACTGGAAGCGGAGGAGGATGACTTTGAAATGCCTGACGAAGTGCAGACCGACATCGTGCTTGGCGACCTGTTCGAGATTGGTGAGCATCGGCTGTTGTGCGGGGATAGTACGGATAGTGATGCCGTTGCGAAGTTGATGGATGGGAAGAAGGCAAATTTGGCATTTACAAGTCCACCATACAATGCTGGCAAAAGCGAATTGTTAAGTGGAAACACGCATACAACTGACAACAAATACAATCAATACAATGACAATCAATCGCAAAACGATTATTTAGAGTTACTAATTGGATTTACAAATAATGCTTTATTAAATTCAGAGTATTTAATATGCAACATTCAAAGTTTAGCAGGTAATAAGTTGGCTTTAATAGAATATTTGCATCAATACAAAAACAATTTTATAGATGTTGCAATTTGGGATAAAGGACACGGCGCTCCTGCCATGGCAGAAAATGTAATGACAAGTGCTTGGGAATATATGTTTTTTATATCTTCAAAAGAAAATGCAAGCAGAGCAATACCTAACGGAAATTTTAGAGGAACAGTGCTAAATATATATAGAGGAAAACCAAATCGAAACAACGCATTCTCAAATGTTCACGCCGCAACTTTTCCAATTGATTTACCCGAATGGGGATTGCAGTTTACAAGACAAGGTAATATAATTCTTGACCAATTTCTTGGAACAGGCACAACAATGGTAGCCGCGCACCAACTCAACCGCAAGTGCTACGGAATGGAACTTGACCCGAAGTACTGCCAAGTGATAATTGACAGGATGCGGAAACTCGACCCGACCCTGACCATAACCCGAAACGGACAGCCGTACAAAACAGCCGACTAACAGCCGTGAGCAATCCGATACCAAATAACAAGCCATTTGAAAAAGGGCAGTCAGGCAACCCCAACGGAAGGCCGCGTAAGTACGTGACCCTGCTGGTTGACCAAGGCTACAAGCGTTCCGAAATCAACGACACGATTCAGAATATGATGGCGATGACCGTGGACGAATTGAAGCAGGTATGGGACAATCCAAAGGCTACGATATTGGAGAAGACCATCGCATCGGCAATGCGCAAGAGCATCGAGAAGGGAACGCTTTACAGCCTTGAAACCTTGCTGTCGCGGGTGTACGGAATGCCGAAGCAGGAAGTGGAAAGCATCGTACACATCGAACAGCCGCTATTTGGAGATGAGTGAGCGCGTTGAGATTGTAAACGGCGACAGCCTGTTGGTCTTGCAACTGCTGGATGACAACAGCGTGGACGCGATTGTTACCGACCCGCCTTACGGATTGTCGTTTATGGGCAAGAAGTGGGACTACGATGTACCGAGTGAGGAGTTATGGCGGCAGTGCTTCCGCGTGTTGAAGGCTGGCGGTCACCTGCTTTGCTTCGCAGGTACACGGACACAACACAGGATGGCGGTACGGATTGAGGATGCTGGATTCGAAATCCGCGATATGATTGCTTGGGTGTACGGTTCGGGCTTTCCGAAGTCGCTGGATGTGAGCAAGGCGATTGATAAGGCGGCGGGGGCTGATAGGGAGGTGGTGGGGACAAAAAAACACCATGCAGGAAATATACATAACGCGCGATATGGGCAGGCAACTGCAACCGAATATATATATTCTGACCCCGCCACCCCCGAAGCGAAGCAATGGCAAGGCTGGGGTACTGCCCTCAAGCCTGCGCTTGAACCTATCACCGTAGCGCGTAAGCCTTTAATTGGCACTGTTGCGGAGAATGTCCTGCAACACGGCACAGGTGCGATAAATGTGGATGGGTGTAGGGTTGGAACGGAGCCACCAGCACCACGCAACGCACCTAAGAAAATCATTCGCGGCGGCAAGTTTCACGCATCCGCTGATTCAGGGCAGGAAATGAGCCACTACAACCCGACACAAGGCCGCTGGCCCGCCAACTTCATTCACGATGGAAGCGAGCAGGTGACCGACTTGCTTGGTTCAGCCGCGCGGTTCTTCTACTGCGCCAAGGCAAGCAAACGCGACAGGGATGAGGGATGCGAGGGGATGGAGTTGGTGACGCACCAGAGCGGCATGGGTGGGGCGATGCCAGTTGACGATGACGGTAACGCGAGAGACCGATTTAAGGCACAGAGCCACAACCACCACCCAACAGTCAAACCCACCGACCTGATGCGATACCTCTGCCGACTTGTAACGCCACCCGATGGCACGGTGCTTGACCCGTTTATGGGGTCAGGCTCAACAGGAAAGGCGGCGGTGCTGGAAGGCTTCCGCTTCATCGGCATTGAACGCGAAGAAGAATACTGCGAGATAGCAAAGGCACGGATTAAACACGCACAGCAATGACCCTATCAGAACTACAACACCTGCTGAACCTGATGGATGCGGACAACGAAAGAACGCGGGCGGCTTACAAACTTGGCATCGACCTGACCGAATTTAGAGAGAGCGCACAAGAAGTCATCGACCTGCTATTGAAGCACGTCTTTGATGAGCATCAATACGAATGCCTTACTTGGTGGATGTACGAGAAGGACTTCGGCAGGCGTGTGGATTTGCAGATGTGGGACGCGGATGGAAGTGAAGTATGCCGCACCGTTGAAGAACTGCACCAATTTTTGTTCGCGTGAGTGACAAGATAGTCGAATCAGTTATTGACCAATTTAGGACAAGAGCGGAACAGGGCAAGCGCAAGTACGGCACGACAATGGAGCGCGATGACCTGACCTTTGCCGAGTGGATTCAGCACTTGCAGGAGGAGTTGATGGATGCGGTGGTCTATATTGAGAAGATTAAGCAGATTGGAATTTAAGTACACAACAGCGATAAAACGCATTCGGCAGGTGGCCGCTCGGAAGAAAGTCATTCAGGGCGGAACATCTGCGGGCAAGACCATCGCCATCCTTGCAGTGCTAATCAACATCGCGGCAAAAGCCAAGACCGAAATCAGCGTTGTGTCTGAATCAGTTCCGCACCTGCGGCGTGGTGCAATCAAGGACTTCGCCAAGGTGATGCAGTGGACTGGACGCTGGGCACCCGACCGCTGGAACAAAACCCTGCTGACCTACAACTTTGCGAATGGAAGCACCATCGAGTTCTTTTCAGCAGACAGCGAGGGAAGGCTACGCGGTGCAAGGCGGCAGGTGCTGTACATAAACGAAGCGAACAACATCGACTTTGAATCGTACTATCAGTTAGCCATCCGTACCAGCGAAGCCATCTACATCGACTACAACCCAACGCACGAGTTTTGGGCGCATACGGAAGTGCTACGCGAGGATGATGCTGAACTGCTGGTGCTGACGTTTCGCGACAACGAAGCACTTCCTGATACCATCCGCAAGGACATCGAGATGGCGGAGGTGAAGGCGGCTACATCCACGTACTGGGCCAACTGGTGGAAGGTGTACGGTCTTGGTCAAGTCGGCAGTGTTCAGGGCGTTATCTTTTCAAACTGGACGCAGGTGGATGAAATCAACTACACGACTTCCAAGCTGGTCGCGCTTGGCCTTGACTGGGGGTACACGAACGACCCGACTGCGTTGGTTGCGGTCTATCGGTCAGGCGATACGCTGACTTTGCACGAACTGCTGTATGCTAACAACCTGACGAACCAAGACATCGCGACCAAGTTGCGGGAGTTCGGCATCAATCGGGCGTGGGAGATTGTCGCGGATTGTGCTGAACCCAAAAGCATTGAGGAGGTGCATCGCCTTGGATTCAACATCAAGGCCGCGCAGAAAGGTCAGGACAGCATTCGCAACAGCATCGACATCCTGCACAGGTTCAGCATTCAGGTGACTAAGACCAGCACGAACCTTATCAAGGAACTACGGAACTACACTTGGGATACTGACCGCACTGGTGCATCGTTGGGAGTACCGATTGACAAGTATAACCACGCCATTGACGCGGTGCGCTACGTTGCGCTAAACAAGCTATCGCAAAGTGCAGGCGGGAAGTATGTAATTATGTAGATTTGCGTTATGAAGCACGGCGTAACATTTGTAATTCCTTCCGTAAATCGACCTACTTTACAGGCTTCGGTTGATTCATTGATAATGCAGTCGAACCCAAATTGGCAATGCGTCATTGTTTACGATGGCGTAGATGGTTCTGATTTTGACGACCCACGCATTCGCACAATTAGAGCGAATAAGTTGGGCGGTTTTGGGCAAACAGGAATGGCTGGCTTGGTTCGAAATATCGGCATTGAAACTGTGGATACGGAGTGGGTCGCATTTCTTGATGATGATGACACCTTGATGCTTGGCTATGTTGAAAAGCTACTATCCAAATACAA